GAACAAGTGCTGGAAATTATAGCGTTGATACTAATACATATTTAACTTCTGTTCCCTCTGGTTATTTACAGAATTTAAGCGAAGACACTTCTCCGCAACTCGGAGGGTCTCTTGATGTTAATGGTCAGGATATTGTCACGACATCAAACGCAGATATTGAACTTGCTCCAGACGGTACAGGTAAAACAGTATTAAAAGGTAATACAAATGCAGGTACACTTGTTTTTAATTGTGAAAACAATTCACATGGACAAACAGTAAAAGCACAACCACATAGTGCAGGTGTAACGAATATATTAACATTACCAGCAGGGGCAGATCAGGAAATTGTAGGTACAGTAGCATCACAAACACTTACCAACAAAACATTAACTTCTGCCGTTTTCAATACGGGTGTCTCAGGTACAGCAATATTAGATGAAGATAATATGGCAAGTGATAGTGCTACACAGCTTGCTACACAACAATCAATCAAAGCTTATGTTGACGGTGAAGTTGCAAGTGCTGGTGGTGGCGGTGTAACTGTACAGGATGAGGGTTCAGCATTATCTACAACAGGGACTACATTGAACTTTGTTGGTGCTGGAGTTACAGCGTCAGGTACAGGTGCAACAAAAACTATCACAATATCAGGGGGAGGAGGAGGAGGTAGCGGACTTACCCGTGCCCAATCAACTGCACTTGTGCTAATCTTTAATTAAGAGGTGAAATTATGAGTAATCCAAATATTGCAGGTTTAGCAACTGTTACCGGAAAAACTGTTGGTCTTGCACTGACTACATCTGCTGCCGATTTAGTTGCTAATGCTGCATCTAGTAGTAAAATTTTTAAAATTAATTCATTACTTATTTCTAATGTTGATGGTTCTAGTTCTGCTTCATGTGTGGTTATTTTGCAAAAAAGTGGATCAAATGATTTCTATTTAGCAAAAGATATTGACGTACCAGCAGAAACTACACTTGTTGTTATCTCCAAAGATACTCAAATTTATTTGGAAGAAAACGATAAGATTAGAGCTTTTGCAAGTGCAGCGAGTGATTTACAAGCAATTTGTTCTTATGAGGAAATTAGCTAATGCGTTATTACAACGGAAATTTTATTAGAGCAACAGACCAAAATGTAGATCAAGGAAATGCAAAGGGTTTTTTTAATCTAGAAGCACAACTTATTTACAAATCAGGAGATAACTGGCCGATTACAGCATCGACTGACCCTACAAATGGATATATTGAATTTAGCAGACGGTTTATTGCAAGTGACTCATATATGGGAGGAGGTTCTGGTGATTATGATGGTGGATATGACGTAACTGATATAAACATACCGTCTAGTTATAGCGGGTCAGCAAGAGTTTATATAGGTCAAAAAATTGGTCTTCCAACTGGAGGTACATATCTCGCAGATATGCCTATTGCTTGTATACAAATTCTAAACAGTGCTGGAAATTCATTATTGAAATCTTGGAATTGGTCAGGTGGCTCAGATCAAGGATGGGAAAATCTTGCAACTAAAGCTTGGATTTCTGGCACAAGTACCATAGGGTTCCCAGAAACATTAGCAACATCGGCTGCAAGAACTTATGGCGGTTCTCTAGTAAGTGGAGCAGATAAAAACGCATTTACTTATGCATCTAGTACAGGTTCATCATATACTGGTTGTGCTGATGGCATAAGTTCTAACTATTCTGAAAATGGTGTAGATAGTGGTATAGGAACAATATTACCTTCACCCGGAAATGCAGTTGTTTCTCAAGCATCAAACACTAACTATTTGTATCGAGAAACTAGTGACGCAGACAGATATTCAGGTGTTGTTTGTAGAAGTCCAGCGTATAGCTTTTCTGGTGGTGAGATTATACGTATCGCTCACGCTTTGACAGGATATTCAAACAATCCACTGGATGCTAATGATTGTTTATATATAGGAGTAACATAATGCTTTATTCTCTAAACAAAGCAGAACCAAAAGAACTGCCATTTAAAATATACCTTTCTAACGGATTAGTACGTACAGACCCTTCATCGTTTACTGATGACGAAATAGCTGATGCTGGATATGTATTTGCTGGTTTTGCACCAGCACATGATTCAACAACACAAAAAGCAACTTGGGATGGTACTGCATGGGTAATATCTAATAAAACAGCTGAAGAATTACAAGCTGAAAAAGATAACCTTTGGAAAGAAATTCGTGAACAACGTGATATAAAATTTAATGAATTTGAATGGCGTATTTCACGTTATTTAAGTGAAACTCGTCAGGGTATAAATCCAACTACTGATACGATAAGTGAACTTGATACTTATCTGCAGGCTTTAAGAGATATAACCAAACAAGCAAATCCATCTAATATTACATGGCCTTCCAAACCCTCATAAGAATGAAAGAAATTATTGAAAAACAGATTCTTGAATGGCAACAGGAAATAATTAATCAAAGACAGTATATTTTACGTTTAGAAGGTGGAGTGCAAGCATATCAACTACTGTTGCAAGAAATAAATAAAGAACAACCTATTAAAGAAAACGTAAAAAAGTAGAAGGGATACTTGTAAGAGAGTGTCCTGTTTGTGGCACAAGTTTTAATACAATGGAGCAACGTAAAATATATTGCTCTGGAGCGTGTAGAACGAGGGCTTGTAGAGCTAAATCTACTTTGTAGGCTTACTTAATATTTGACGATTTAAGACCCCTAATGTGACATATAGTGGTGTCAAACCTATAATTAGAACTAATACGGCTATGCTCATTACAGACATAGCTCTAAGTAACGCAAATTTTATCATGTTTCAGAAAATCGCTAATATTTTAAGCATTGTTTCTTTTCTTATGGTAGCTTCCATGAGTGCTACAGGATACATAGGTTATAAGTATGTAACTTCAGAACAATTTAAGTCTAAAGTAATGAATGAAATTCTTGGCAATGTACAAGGCATGATGCCAAAAGTATTAGATCAAGGTTTACCAAAAACTACAGGCCCTTCTATGCCTTTTAATGGAAATTAAAGAAGTAAAAATTAATGAAATAAATATTCCAAAAATACAAGTTTATGAACCTTTAATACCTAAAATAAAAAAAGTTCCTAAATTAATTGTTGACTATCCAGCTTGCGTAAAAGTACATAGAAATAATTTAGTTACACAAATTGATATTGATGAAAATGGAACAGTTATAAAATGTGGCGTTGAAATGCCAAGTTATGAACCTTTAAACTATACACCTAATGAGTTTACATATACACAGTCAGAGTTAAGTAACAAAGCAGAACCAGAACCAATAATACAACCAGATTTATCTAAATTAGTAAAAAAAGAAAAAGAACAATTATATATACCTTGTCCACCTTTAAACCCACCGTTTAGAAAGAACGATTACAGAAACGATAAACGCACTGAACGGCTATTAAAATGGGAAAAAGTTGAGATTGACGGAGTTATTGATTGTGTCTCAATCTGGGAAGAAGTACCATTCCGAGAAAGTTTTATTGGTACGCCTCAAAGTCTTATTTCAACTACTATGCTCGGTGTGGTTGCTGGTGGCTCTGCGCTTTTGGCTCCTGTGATAAAAAAGTTACTTTCTACGATATTTAAACAATTAAAGAAAAAAATCTCAAAAGAAGAAAAAGAGGTAAAATGAATACAAGTTTACAACTTCTACAACGTGCTGATAAAACAGCCACCGCTCTGTATTAGTCAATGTAAACTTTTAAGCATCACTTACCTGTAAACCTCTATGCCAAAGCATAGGTAGTGAGTTCAGGGCTGGTGCTTATTTTAATTGATGCGTATGCGGTATAACTTGACCCATCTTTTCTGTAACTAGAACATCAGAGCAAATAGAATAGTAAGGGCTTTCAGGGTGGTATTGAATACCAGCAATTTTAAGTTCTCCGCAATTCTTTAATCTTGCTAATTCATAATCTAGTTTTTTATTATTTAATATCTGATTTTGTATTTTTTCTTGAGTTGTAGCTGATCTTAAGCAAGCATCTTGATATGCAGAACCTAATGGAATAGAAAAGGTAGCAGCTATACCAAAATTAATTCCAAGATTGTCTCTGTTAGCTGAATAGTTTTCTTGGTGATATAGAATTTCGCCAGCGTTAGTTAAGTTACCATCATCATCAGTTGCCATGTTATAAACAGGGGTTGTATATCTCAAGTCTTGAGGTCGCTTTTGATTAAATGTAGTAGTTACAAAAGGACTGATTGTTAACATTGAGTTTTGACAAACTATGCCTCCACCAAACTGAGACTCAATAAGATTTCCCTGCAATACTTGTACAGCTTGATTAGATACTGAAGATGAACTTTGCGCTACAGGCGCAGCAGTTGATGAGGTGTTTGCTAAAACTGGTTGACCTAAAAGGCTTGCTATTACTGGGAGAACACTGTAGTAGTCTCGGTTACCGACTCTGAACTTATTTGCCTTGTAACGTCTATGATTCGACTTACAGAGGGCTGTTTGTAAACCTCTGTAAATTGAAATGAAGCACCGTTTTGGTTTAGATTCCAATTTGGGCGAGTGTTTAGATCTACCTGTTTCCATGTATAGTCTTGACCGTTTAAGGTAGTTTGTAGGTCAGTGTAGCTAGGATTAATATTACCGTCAGCAGTAACGCCCGATCCAGATACGCTGTAAGTAGAGCCTGAAAATTCAATTGTTTTTATTCGCTCCTCTATATTTGTAATTGTTCGAGTAGTAGAAGTAGAGGTTCCTTGTGAAAAATTTGGGACAACTGGGATTGCATATAGTGGATTAGATAGTAATAAAACAAGTAAACCTAACCATTTCATTAATCTAGTATTGATAATTCAGTTACAAATTGGCCTATTGCAGTAGTACCAGCCCCACCAGCCGTTACTGTAGTCAATCCAGCACTTGTTACAGTACCAGCTAAATTTCCAGCAACACCGCCAGAATAACTTGTTGTCTTGCTAAAAACAGGCAAATCAGCAATTACCCCTGCAGAAACATCAACACCAGAACCAACTGTATAAGCTGCATCACCGTAAATTGCAGATTCTTGAAAAGAAAATGCCGCCCCTGCTGTATTAATATCATAGACTCCAGCGTCTAATGTCGCTGCTGCTGTAGCACTTGCGGGAGCTACTAATTTACCAAAGTGATCGTCAGCAGATGCAACCTTGATATTGCTACCAGAAACACTGTATGTACTAGCACCACGTTCAGCAACGGTATAAGCACCATCTACTGTAAGCTGCGTTGAACTTGTCATTTTGTGAATAAGGTCTGCGTGTGCAGAAGGCATAATAAATGCTGCAAGTAGTAAGAGCTTTTTCATTTGATACCTACATTAGTGTCTTTATTGTCTACTATTTTAGCAGTGTTATTGGGCTTCTTTTTGTTCACACTGATACCATATGAACCTAGAACACCACTGGTCAAACCGGCTAAAAAAGCTCCGTCATTACGGATTTTATCCATGTATCCTAGAGTCATCATTGCTAACGACCAAACAAGAATCATAAATCTGACAGCATGACCAAAAATTTCAGCCCAATCAGTTCCCTCTTTTTCTTCTTGTTCCTCTGCCATAATTAGGATTTATTAGTCATACTATACATAAATATAGCTTAAAACAATGCCAGAGGTTTATGCAGCGTTGATAGGGGCAGCAGCTACCGCTTTTGTTATGGTTTTATCTAATATAAGCAACAGAAGAGAAAAAACAATAATAGATATATATAACAGACTTAATAAGCTATCACAAGCGGTTAGTAGATTAGAAGGCAAGATTCAGTGATTTTTGCTATGTTTAAAAAAACAGACAAATCATGGTCAAAATTTTAAAACCTATATTATTACGCTTCCTCACAACAACGACTTGCAAGAGACTAATTGTGGATCTTTTACGCACGATCAGCGAACAAACCTCGAATAATCTTGATAATCGAGCAGTAGATATTTTAGAAAAACAACTTTTCCCAACAAAATGAAAGACATTATCAAGGCTTTAACTTCTACTTATAGTCTTGAAGGTGAGTTTGAAGTGCAAAAGTCAATTAATTTTATAAATAACTTAGAGGATATAAATTTGCTTAAACCTTATGCAGTAAAGCTATTACAAACAAATGCAAAACAAGCACATTTTATAAGCACTACACTTGATTTGATTGCTTCACAGCAAGCTTATGTTCTTAAGTTAGAGAATAAATTACGCAAGAAAAAAGCGACCTTTTGGGATCGCTTAAGGTATATAATATTTGGGAAAAAGTAGAGGTCTTACAGACTTTTTATCGCTTATCGCTGCCTAGTATTGGAGGTATTCCGACCTTTTGCCCGACAGCGATCCTCGAAGGGAACTCATATCTTTTTGTAAAGTGGTAACCAAAAAACATTAAAGGGCAAAATGTTTACAAATTACAAAAGAGCAGCTTTTGATCCTACAACGAAAGATCATCATGCCTCTACTTATGGGACTAAATCTTTTTCTGTTATATCAAACCAAGTTGCAGACTCAATGACATTTCCAGTTTCGAGATCTGTTCTTGTTGTTTCACAAAACTCATAAGTCCTTTCAGATTTTGGGTGATAAAAGATCTGACCTACATATGGATTGTTTGGAAAAGTTACTAAGTACATAATCAAAAAGGTAAATCCTCTGGAAGTTCACGTTGGTTTGCTTTAACATTCACAGTCCTCTCAGAGGCTGGTTTAGGGTTCATGGGTGCAATCTTGCCTGAGTTACCCCAAAGGCCGCCCCAGATCGAAAAGCCAGCAACTTCATCATAATCTGATTTGCTTTTATAAACCCTTATCTT